GTTGAACCAGTAGGACTAGATGACCAAATTGCACAAGCACAAGCAGATGGAGATTGGTCCACAAGTTCAGCTCTCAAAGCAGACAAATTAAAAGCACTAATGAAAGATAAGTAAAGGAGATTTAAAAAATGGGTGCAGTATCAGGATTGGGAGATTCATACGATCTTCCTAATTATGTGGGTGAGTTATTTAATGTAACTCCAAACGATACACCATTCCTTTCTGCTATTGGTGGAATGACTGGGGGTAAATCAGTTACCTCTAAACAATTCACCTGGCAAACAGTGGACAATGCAGCAGCAGCTCAAACAGCAGTTGTTGAAGGTGCAGACCCTGTTTACGCAGAGAGAACCAGAAGTGAAGTAACAAATGTTACTCAAATTATGCAATATGGTGTAAATGTATCATATACAAAACAAGCAGCAACAGGAAACCTTAGTGGAGAATCCATTATTGGTAACCAACCAGTACAAGATGAATTAGCCTTCCAGTTGGATATGGCTATGAAACGAGCAGCTAGAGATATTGAGTTCTCTTTCTTGCAAGGTACATATGTTGCAGACACAGACCTAGCAACAGCTAGAAAAACAAGAGGTATGTTGGCAGCTATCACAACTAACGAAGTGGCAGCAGCAGCAGCAGCTCTTGACCAAGCTAAGGTAGACGCAGCTTTAAAGCTAATGGCAGATTCAGGAGCTCCATTCGAGATTCCTGTAATTATGGCTAATGCTTTCCAAAAGCAAAAACTATCATCTATCTATGGAAGTGCGTTATCACTCGCTCCTAGAGATAGAAATGTTGGTGGTGTAAATATCCAAACAATAGAAACTGACTTTGGTGAAGTAGGTATTGTTTATGATAGACACCTTCCAGCTGATGATATTATCATTGTTGACCTTGCGTTCTGTAAGCCAGTATTCTTGGATATTCCAGGAAAAGGACACTTCTTTGTTGAGCCACTCGCTCAATCAGGAGCTGCTTACAAGTTCCAAGTATATGGTGAAATTGGTTTGGAATATGGTCCAGAACAATTCCACGCAAAAATTACAAACCTATCTACTTCCTAATAAGTAGTTAGATAGTATATTTATTAGAGGGAGATAAATACTTCTCCCTCTAGTAACATAGGAATATATGGCAGCAGTAAGTACACTCGTAGATAGAATATATAGAGATTTTTTAAATAAACCAGATGATTTAGCAGCGTTTTCTAGATTAGATGGTGCTATGACAGATGCACAAAATACATTATCTTATGAAGCAGGACTGTTTAGTGCAGAGGAAGAAAATTTATTAGGTAATGGTGCAATCGTAGAAGTTGATCAAGAACTTATGTTAGTTACAAATGCTAACACATCAACAAGAGTTTTATCAGTATCAAGAGCTTATCAAGGAACAACTGCTGCAACACACAGCGATAAAGCAAATATTTTTATTAACCCAACCTTTCCTCGTAAATCTGTATATGATGCAGTATCAGACAACATAGTAAGGTTATACCCAAGTTTATATAATGTAACAACTACAACAGTTACATCAGGTTCTACTTATGCAGAAGTACCTGCAAGTACAGTAGAAGTTTTAACATCATATGTACAAAACTCTAGTGGAGAGAAGTACACATCTGCTGGTATAGAATTACTTAGAGATTTTCCACCATCAAGTACAAATACTGCTGTACAGTTTTACAATACTTCTACTGGAAAAACAGTATATCTAGTTGTTAAAAGAAAATTTGTTAGACCAACTTCTGAATCAGATGATTTATCAACTACTTGTTTAATTGAAGATGAATATGAACAAATAGTTATGGTTGGTGCTGTAGCAGATATTGTAGGTGCTACAGATATAGATGCAACAACACAAGAATTTATTACAGAGAAACTAGCAGCAGAAAACTATCCAGTAGGATCAGGAGAAAGACTTAGAAATGCACTACTTAGACTTAGGTCATTGTTGATAGATGAAGCAAGAGGGAACTTGCGTTCTTTATATCCTGCTCCTGTATCAATTATGAACATAAACTATAGTGCATAATGGCAGTATTACCTTCTCCAAGTAACACATCACAGCCACAAGCACTAGGTTTTGAAGCTAATTTAGATGACTTATTTCTTAGATTTGCTGTAGGTCCTGGTAGGCAAATGCAGATAAATACTGCACCTCTACAGGCACAAGCTATACAGACATCAGAAACACCAGAAGATTTCCAACAGGAGTTTGGTCAGATTTATTCAAGAACAGATTTTTCTGGTGGTGAGGGTTTAGATAAAGCACATAGAAGAAATGGTACAGATAGAGATTTCTCTAGGTACTGGGATAGCAAAGGTGTTGATGTCTTTCACGGAGATGAAGATACTGGGTACAATGCACATTTGTTACACGATATGGAACAAAAAACATTAACACTTACAGATACAAATAATTATTTAGCACAAACAACAAATGGATATTTATATATTACTGATGACACAGATGTGTATGAATCAACTGATGAAGGTGAAACTTGGTCAGCTATGACTTCTACAAACATAAGTTATAAAGTACAAGGTATAACTTCTTTTGGTAATGATTTATTTGTGGTAACAGGAGATGGTTCTACAAACAAACAGTTACTACATTATGATGGTACTACTTGGACTGATGAAGCATTGGGTGCTACTTTTACAGGTTCTTTTACAGGAATATGGTTTGAAAAAGGTGCATTGTTTGTTAGTGGTAAATCCACAACAGCAGAGTATTTATGGCAAGGTGACCCATTTACAGGAAACTTTACAGGAGTATTTCAAACAACAAGTGCTTTAACACAGACAGAACCAACACATAGTTTTACTGATGTTATAGATGCAGGTGCAGTAGTTCTTGCAGGTAACACAGATGGTAATGTATATTCTTTAAAAATAGATGGTGGTACTTGGTCATTAAAAGGACAAACTAAATTAAGTTTTGAGGAGATACATTCTTTAGCAGCAACAGAGGGAATAGTTTTTATAGGCACAAAAGGTTCACAATCACAAGTTGGTAGATTGTATAGTGCAGAAGTAACAGTAGCAGATAACTTATATGTTCTTGCTAATAGACAGTTAATAAAACAATGGGATAATGGCGTAGAACAAACACCACATTCTATGTTTGTTACTAGAGATAGTGTGTATATGGGAATAAAAGATTCAGCAACAGAAACATATTTGTATAGATACTTCCTACCAACAGCAGGACTTGCTAGAGATATTGGTGTAACACACTCATCTAATACAACATCTATGGTTTCTGCAATAACACAGACTGGTACTACAACTCCAAGATTTATATTTGTATCTGAAGGACAAGGTGTATATAAAGAGTTAAGCACTTATGTTACAACAGGATATATTGTTACTGCATTAGCTGACTTTTACACATCTGAAAAGAAACAATGGGTAGGTGCAAAGCTAAATACTAATGGTGTATCTTTTGGAACAGTAGAGTTAGCAACATCTACAATACCTACAGACATAGATGATATAAACTCTCCTACTTGGCAAAATCAGATAACTATTGCATCTGGTGTAGGTGGTGATGAAGAAGTATTAGAGTTAGTAGATGGTAGATGGATTACTGCAAAACTTACTTTAACAACTAGTGATACATCACAAACTCCAGAGTTATTATCTTTTGCTATTAGAGGTTTCCAGCTTGTCAATGACTTAGTTGTAGATATGCCTATAAATATATCTGACCAGATAGAAAGACCATTTAGAAAAGCATTACGAATAAATGGTCAAGGAGAATTGATCTATCAAGCATTAAGAAACAAAGAAGGTAAGAATGTTCAATTAGAGATATTCAGACCAGATACTTTATTAAGAGGTATAATAGAAAATGTTAGCAGTCCTATTGAAGAAATATCTCCAAGAGGGTCTGTAACACAATATTGTATAGTAAGATTTAGAGGTAGTAAGGTAATTGCAACCTCATCTTCTGGACAAGGATTAGGAATACAATTATTAGGCGTAGGTAGTTTAGGAAAATAGATGACAGCACAAGAAACAAATTTATTTAACGCATTTGAAACAACTCTAGCAACAACTATGGGTTCTTCAGATACAACATTGACTGTAGCAGCAGTTACAGACAGTTATCCAACAACATTATCTGCTCCTTTTTACATTGTTATTAACCCAGATAGTGCTACAAACAGAGAAGTAATCTTAGTTACTGCTGTAGATACAGGCACAAAACAATTAACAACATCTGTTCCTAACAGGTATTTACCAGGATCAGCAGCTAGTTCAGGTCTATCACACGCATCTGGACAAGTTGTAAGAATGACACCATTACAACAACATATAGAAGATATTAATGACAGAGTAGATACCATAATTAACGAAGATGGTACAGCAGTTAATACAACATTATTTTTAGATGAAGATGATATGGTTTCTGATAGTGCTACTAAAGGTGTAACACAGCAATCAGTCAAAGCATATGTAGATAGTCAGGTAACAGCACAAGACTTAGACTTTTTAGGTGATACTGGAACTGGTGCAGTTGATTTAGATTCACAAAACTTTACCATAGCAGGTACAGCAAATGAAATTGAAACAAGTGCATCAGGTCAAACACTTACAATAGGACTACCTAGTTCTATAACAGTCAATGTCACAGGTAACTTGACAGGTAATGTAACAGGAGATGTTACAGGTGATGTTACTGGTGACTTAACTGGTAATGTTACAGCTACATCTGTACTTGCAGATGGCGTAACAGCTACAACACAATCTGCTAGTGACAACTCTACTAAAGTAGCAACAACTGCTTATGTAGATGCACAAGTTACAGCAGAGGATTTAGACTTTGGTGGTGACACAGGTACAGGTTCTGTAGATTTAGATAGTCAGACATTTACAATAGCTGGTACTACTAACGAGATAGAAACATCTGCTACAGGACAAACACTAACAATAGGTTTACCTTCTAGCATTACAGTAAATGTTACTGGTAACTTAACTGGTAATGTAACTGGTAATGTCACAGGAGATTTAACTGGAGATGTCACAGGTAATGTTACTGGTAATACAACTGGTACACATACTGGTGCAGTCACAGGAAATGTTACTGGAAATCTAACTGGTAATGTTACTGGAGATGTAACAGGTGATGTAACAGGAAACTTAACAGGTAATGTAACTGGTAATACTACTGGTACAGTAACTGCAACTTCTACATTAGCTGATGGTGTTACTGCTACTACACAGAGTGCTGGAGATAACAGTACAAAGGTAGCTACTACTGCTTATGTTGATTCTATATCTGTAGATGACAACCTTACAGTAGGTGATGGTTCTACTACTACAACTATAGATTTAGATACACAGACATTAACTATTGCAGGAACTGCTAATGAAATAGAAACTACTGCAACTGCACAGACAATAACAATAAGTTTACCTGCAACAATAAATGCCAATACAACAGGTAATGCTGCAACAGCTACTGCTTTAGAAACAGCAAGAACTATTGCAGGACAATCTTTTGATGGCACAGGAAATATCACAATAGCTGCTGATGACTTATCAGATGTAAGCACAACTGGTATAACTAATGGACAAGTATTAGCTTATAACTCTACAAGTGGTAACTTTGAACCATCATCACCAGCAGCAGGAGATATAACAGCAGTAAATACAAATGCTAACTCTGGTTTAGCTGGTGGTTCAGCATCTGGAGATATTAGCTTAACAGTTGACCCATCTAACTTAACAGATGGTTCAGGTATAACAGTAGATACTGCTAATGACTTAATTATCTTAGAAGATGTAACTGATGGAACAGTTTACAAAGTTAAACCATCACAGATTGCTTCAGGATCTGCTAACTCATTAACAGATGGAGATTCAGATTTAACAATTTCAGATGGTATTAATAATGGTTTAGATTATAACTTAGACAGTACAGATATGGCTACTTGGAATCAAGGTGGTGTTGCATTAACAGCAGCAGGTGGAATGTTTAGACACAACCAAACACAATCTGCTACATTTACAGTAGCAGCAACAGAGGGTACAGTATTAGCTGGACCTATTACAATAACAGGTACAGTTACAAATGCTGGTACAATGGTGATATTATGAGTGAACTTAATGTAAATAAAATTGCAGAGTACACTTCTGGAAATGGCGTAGAGTTTCAAGGATATAAAGAAACAGATGTAGCTGTAACATCTACTTCAGGAGTAATTGCTATTGACTTAGCAAATGGAAATACAGGTTCAATAACCCTATCAGAAAACATAACAGATATAGATTTTACAAATGTACCAACAAATGGTACTTCATCATTTACCTTAAAGGCAACACAAGATGGAACAGGTAGCAGAACTATGGCTATTAACGCAATAACAGTTAATGGTGGTGGAAATGTTACAGGACTTACTCCAGGTGCTGCTGGTCTTACACTTAGCACAGGTGCTAATGATGTGGACCTAGTGTCATTTTTGTTCTTTGATGCTGGTACACCATTAATTAATTCATTATTAGATTTTAGCTAGGAGGTCCATATGCCATTAGGTGCAACACGATTTGGATTTCAAGCTGGAGAAACAGGAGTAGAAGTACAGTATTTAGTAATAGCTGGTGCTGGTGGTGGCTCTACTTCAAACTCATCTGGAAACAGAGGTGGTGGAGGTGGTGGTGCTGGAGGTTATCGAAACTCTTATGCTTCTGAAACATCTGGTGGAAACTCTACAACTGAAACACCTTTAACATTAGATTTAGACACTAACTACACAGTTACAGTTGGTGGTGGAGGAGCTGGTGGAAGTGGAAATTATCTTAGAGAGGGTTCAAAAGGTTCAGATAGTGTTTTTGCAACAATAACTTCTGAAGGTGGTGGTGGTTGTGAAACTAACTTCAATGGTCCAAAAAATGGTGGTTCAGGTGCAGGTGGTATGCACAACACTACTGCTGGAGGAACAGGTATATCAGGACAAGGTAGTGATGGAGGGGTTGGAAATAATTCTAGTGGTTGGTCAGGAGGTGCTGGAGGTGGTGCTGGTGGCGTAGGACCAAATGGTATATATTTTCAAGGCGCAGTAGCAAAATCAGGTGGTGCTGGATTATCTTCATCAATAACTGGTTCAGCTGTCACAAGAGCAGTTGGTGGAAGACAAGGAAAAGGTGGAGCTTCGAGTGGTAGTGCAAATCAAGGTCAAGGTGGAGATGGTTCAGGGTCAAATGCAACAGCTGGTTCAGGTGGCTCAGGTATAGTTATTCTGAGATACCCTAGTAAATATACAATTACAGTTGCAGGTGGACATACCTCTACTACAACTACTGTAGGTACAGATAAAGTTACTACTTTTACTGGTGGTACAGGAAATGTGAGCTGGTCATAATGGCACATTATGCATTTTTAGATGAAAATAATATTGTTACTGAAGTTATTGTAGGTAAAGATGAAGGCACAGATGGTGTAGATTGGGAAGAATGGTATGCAGATTTTAAAGGTCAGACTTGCAAAAGAACTTCTTATAATACAATAGCTAACACGCATACTGATAATGGCACACCTTTTAGAGGTAACTATGCAGGTATTGGGTTTACTTATGACACAGAGAATGATGTATTTTATGCACCACAACCTTATCCTAGTTGGACATTAAATACTAATATTTGGGGTTGGGAAGCACCTGTAGAAAGACCTACTCTAACTGAAGAAGAAGTTAATGCAGGTAAATATTATTCTTGGAATGAAGATACACAATCTTGGGATTTACTAGTAGAATAGAGGAGATATGCCAGGTAGTATAAAAATAGATGATGGAAGTGGTAACTATACCATATTAACTAACGCAGGTTCGTTAGGATCAGACAAGACAATTACTATTCCAAATACCACAGGTACTATGGCTTTGACTTCAGATGTTCCAGCAGGAAACCCTGCGTTTGATGTAGTTGATGTCTGGAATTTGACAGCAGATTTATCATCTCCTGCTAATCCAATAACTTCAAATTTAGCTCAATATACAACTGGTATTGCAACTACTATTGGTACAGGAATGTCAGTATCATCTGGAATATGGACTTTTCCACAAACAGGAATTTGGAAAGTAACAGCACAAGGTTTAGCAAAACAATTAACTAATAGTGTTAATGCTTATATTTATATTAGAGGGAGTAATGATAATTTTTCTACTAATAATATTTTAGGACTTATGTATTTCAATGGTCCAACAACAAATATTCATACTCCTGGAAATGTAAGTGTTTTTGTAGATATTCAAGATACTACTACTGACAAAGTTAGATTTGATTGGGGTGGACATAGTTCTGGTCAATTTTCTCTTTTAGCTTGGTCTAATATTTTTTCAACTGGATTTCAATTTGAAAGGATTGCTGATACATAATGGATGTTAGATTACAAGATGCTTTGTTGTATTTTAATGTAGGATTATCTCCTTGGTATGGTTGGATAAATTTAGAAGATGGAGAAATATATTCAAATCTAAAATTAATTAATGATGAAGCAACAATGCCAACAGAGGAAGAAGTCAATGCAAAGATTGCAGAGTTACAAGTTATTGATAATAGAAGAAGTGGTTACCCTGCTATAGGCGACCAACTAGATATGTTATTCCACGCAATAGATGGAGATGAAACATTAAAGACACAGTTTGCAGATTTTCATACAACATTAAAAGCAGTAAAAGACCAATACCCTAAAGGATAGATTATGGCAAGTACATTAAAAGTAGATAACATAGAAGAAAAAACTACTGGTAATACTATACAGTTAGGACATACAGTATCAGAAGATGTTACTGCTGCTACTTCTAGTGCTGGTACATTAACTTTAGATGCAAGTGTAGGTGGTTTCTTTACAGTTGCATTATCAGAAAACATAACTACTTGGACAATTAATAACTTACCTGCAGGTAGAGCTACAGTTATTACAGTAAGATTTACACAAGACAGTACAGATAGAACTGTTGTATCAACAATCAACACAGTTGCTGCTAAGACAGCAGGTGGTGCAGGTTGGACAATGAGTACAGGATCTGGGGCAATAGATGTTGTTACAGTCCTCTATGATGGAACAAATTATTATTTAATACCTCAACAAGCCTGGAGTTAATATGCCAATAGGACAAGCAAAGTTTGGACTACTTGGTGGTGTCGCAGACCTAGGTAAATTAGAATTAATTGAAACTAAAACTATTTCAAGTGCTTCAAGTGCAATTTTTACTTCTATACAAGAAAGTACATACAATGTTCATTTTTTAACAATAAATGATTTTCAACCAAGTGTAGATACTATTCAATGTGAAATAAGATTTTTTGAAAATGGAGTAGAGGAAAGTGCAAGTGTATATCAAGATGCTTTACAGCTTGGTAGGGCTACAGGTACTTTTCAAGAAGTAAGAAGTACAGCAAGAAATAGTATTAGAGATATGGCAACTATTGGAAATGCAACAAATGAATTGGGTAATTCATATACATATTTTTATAATCTTGGAGATAGTTCTAAATATAGTTTTTGTACTTTTCATAATACAACTATTGATGAAACAGGTGCTTATAGATTTGGTTTTGGAAGTGCTGTATTACCACAGGCAAGTCTTGTTGACCAAATAAAAATTTTTGTTACATCTGGAACTTTTGATGCAACAGCAAGTCTATATGGAATAAGGTACTCATAATGGCTACTAATTTAGAATTTATAAAATCTGCTACAGGAAGTTCTGTTAGTTCTTTATCAGTTACAGATTGTTTTAGTGATAAGTATGATGTGTATTTTGTTTCAATTTCAAAAATGGATAATTCAGTTGCAAGTTACACCAATGGTATAAGAGTAATTAACACAAGTGGTGTTGATACAGGTAGTAATTATGTTGTAGGAAGTTTAGAGTTAAGAGCAAATTTAGCTTTTCAAACAAGACAAAGAAATCCTTATAGTCAAATAGACTATGTTTGGTATTCCAATACAACTGCTAGTCAAAATATAGGTCATACTTTTTATGTTTATAATCCTTTTGATAGTTCAAGTTATACATTTTTTACTTCACAAAATTCAGGTATGAATGGAAGTAATGGTGTAGGTTTTAAATCTATTGCTTCACATAATGTTGCAGAACAAATAACAGGTTTAAATTTTCAAAGTGCAGGAACTTGGAATACTTTAGATGTATCAGTATATGGAGTTAAATAATGGCAGGTAGCTTAATAAAAATAGATGAAGAAATAGTTACATCAGCAGTAGCAAGTGTTACTTTAACAGGTATTGATAGCACTTATGATGTGTATATGATAAGAATTAGTGGGTGGACTTGTTCTGATGATAATCAAGCACCATTTGGTAGAGTTACAGTTTCTGGAACAGGACAAACTGCAAATTATGCAGGAGCTCAAAAGAATCTCCACTCAAATTCTGCTTTTGTAAATGGATATTATTACTCTGGTACTGGAACAGGAGATAAATTTTATTTTGCAGAAGAAATTGGAACAGGAACAAGTGAGCAATGCAATATGATTATTTATTTGTTTAACTTTAACAATTCAAGTGAATATAGTTTTGTTACTTATGAGCCAGTACAATGGACTCAAACCCCAAGATTAACAGGTAGAACTGGTGGTGGTGTTCATCAATCTGCTGAAACAAATGATGGTATGGAGTTCTTTATGAATAGTGGCAACATAACAGGTGGAACATTTACATTATATGGTTTAAAGAAGTAAGTATAAGAAATATATAGTAAGATAGGAGTAATATGGCAACATTAGAAGAACTAACAACAGAAGCTACAGCAGAGATTGAAGCTGCTAAACCTTTATATAAGCAAGTTAATAATGAAAGACTTGAATTTGATAGTGCTGATTATGACCAAGCTATTACTGATTTAGCTAACTCAAAGTGGAACGAACAAGAGTTTGGTTATATACAAGCTAGACAAGAAGCCTATGGCTCTATCGCAGACCAATTAGATATGCAGTATTGGGATAGTGTTAATGGAACTACTACTTGGAAAGACCACATAGCCCAGGTTAAATCAGATAATCCAAAACCTAGTTAATAAATAATCCTATGATAAAATCCAAAGTATGGATTTTTTATTTGGATTTTTCGTAGGTTATCTCTGTAAAGAGATAGTATCTTATCTTAAAAAATTAAGTCAATACGATTGGAATAATCGTAATTATTATCATAAATCATATACTTGGCAAGATGATATTTATATGACAGAGGATGATCTTCCATAATGTCTGACAACAATGGTAATGGATTTACCACAAAGCAATATTTAGAGCTAATAAAAGAAGGTCAGGCAGAATTGAAACAAGAACTTAAACAAATTAATCAACGCATTGATGTATTACACGAAAAGGTCAATGCAAAAATAGACAAATCAGAATTTTATAAAACACTTCTACTAATTGCAACAGTTATATCATTAGTAGGAATGTTTGTATTGGGAGTATAAATGGCAACATTAAAAATAGACACAAAGACTTTAATACCAATATTATTATCAGCATTCGTTGCAGTAATAGGTTGGTTATTTAACACAATAGAGGAACTACAAACAGCACATTCAGCTATGATGGAACAACTACGCATACTAGAAAAAGATTTAGATATGCAACAAAGTTTATTTAATGAATTACTTTTTAAGATAGGTGGCTAATGCTTAGAAAAATAAAAGATAACATAGGTTTAGTTGCAACAGCTATAGCTCTTATGGGTTCTGTTGGTGCAGGTTTATCTACTGCTGCTGATATAGTCAATACACTTCAAGGTATTGATGAGCGTATGGATTTTATTGAACAAGACTTTGGTAGGTTAAAAGAAGAAACTATGGTATCTACTGATATTGCAGTTCTTTACGAAAAAATATTTGATTTAGAACAACAACTTGTTAATGCAGATTACTTAGGAGAACAGATTGCTTATCTACAAGCTGATGTTAATAATTTAAGACAAGATGTTTTAGATAGTGGTTGGGATATAGAAAACAAATATCTTCCTGAAAAATGGGAATGGGATAATCTTGGCGACCAAGTAATTAGATTAGAAACACAGTTGCAATCTTTAACAAATGATTTATGGAAGCTAGATGACTATGGAAATAGGATTGCTTGGCTAGAAAGTAATAGATAATATGTGTATGGTGGAAGTAAAAGAAGATGGTTCTTTTGTACAGATATGTAACTGTAAGAATGGAAGTGAGCATTGTGAAAATAATAAGTAGAGATAACTGGGGTGCTAAACCTAATAAGACTAAGTTTAGTAAACTAGGAGAAGTCAAAGGTTTAGTGGTGCATTGGTCTGCTTATCCTGTAGCAATAGGAAACCAAGCAGAGATGGATCAATGCAAGACTATACAAAGACTACATCAAGAAGATAGAGGTTGGAATGATGTAGCATATAACTTTTTAGTAGGAGATACAGGACAGATTTATGAAGGTAGAGGATTTGGAAACAGGAGTGCTGCACAAGGTGGTAACTCTAGGCAAGAAATCAATTACAATAACAAGCATTATGTTGCTGTGTGTTGGCTTGGTGGCTCAAAGCCTACCGACCAGCCTTCTGCTGAAGCTCGTGCAGCCATTTCTTGGCTCTACGAACAAGTAGGTGGTGAACTTAGACCTCATAGTTCTTTTAAACAGACTGATTGTCCAGGTGATGCTTGGCGACAATGGATTATAGAGAAGAATAACCCTAGCATAAGTAATAAATCACAACCTGATATGATACATCCTAATTCTATACAGAAAAAATTAGACACAATTATTGCTAAACTAGAGAATATAGAGAACAAATTAAAGTTAGGAAATCTAATAAGATGAGCGAAGAATATAAAGTAATTCTTGAAAAAACTATTTGGACATTTGTGGAAGCATTTATTGGAGCATTAACAGTTGCTCCATTAGTTTCTGTAGATGCCAATGCTTTACAATTAGCTGCTATTGCAGGTGGTTCTTCAGCATTAGTAGTTGTCAAAGAGTTCGCAAAGAAAAAAATCAGTAAGTAGATTCTGTCTTAAATACTGTGTATAATTAGCACAACAGAAAGGGCTGAATATGACACAGGAATTAGGTAATAATTATTACAAATCTGGGTGGCAACCATCAATAGAGTTTGATGAATCCACAGGTAAAGGTGAAGTAACTTATGTAGGTACTGACCCTGATTACAAGAATAAGTATGATGACATACTTAGAGGTTGGGGTTTTGATCCCAAATTTTACACTATAGAAGGTAATGTTCGTGCATCTAGTTGGGAAGCACAATTAAAAGGTGGTCAAACGACTACCTTTTTTGCATTTAAGGGGGTTGTAAAGCGTAAAAACCCTGCATTAGATCAGTATTTTGAGAAACTTGTTAAGGAATACAGTAGAAAACCTAAGTTAAAAGACACAAATTATGGTGGTGATACTGCTTTTATATGGACCTTAGCAGATTGGCAGTTAGGAAAAGCCGATTATGGCGTTGAAAACACCCTTAAACGCTACGAGGAAGCTCTAATTAAGGGGGTAAATCAGATTAAGGCACTGCGTAAGGCAGGTACAGAAATAGATGAGATATATCTATTAGGATTAGGAGATTTAACAGAGAATTGCGACCAATCTTTTTATAGTTCTATGCCTTTTAATGTAGAACTTACACTTAGACAACAGTATGAATTAGCTAGGCGTATGATTATGCAGACTATTGATACATTTCTACCACTTGCAGACAAGATAACTGTCTGTGGTATTGGTGGTAATCACGGAGAGATGACCAGATCAAGCAAAGGTCAAGTGTTATCTGATAGATTAGACAACTCTGATATGATGCACTTTGAAATAGTTAAAGAGATACTTGCACAGAATG